GGATCGTTGCAGGTTTTTTCCTTGAGAAGATTTTAAGGCCGTTCATACTTATAAAAGATATATTTGGAGTTCTTACCGATAGCTCTGTAAGTTGGGGTGATAAATTGAAGACAATCGGCAAGCTTATCCTTGATTTCATATTAGCACCTTTTGTAAAGCTTATGGAGCTATGGGATAACCTGAAGGGAGTATTCGCAAGCGATACAAAAACACCTTTGGACTCCAGCGCAAGTTCGCCGGGCAGTATTGCTTCAACAAATAAGATTGTCGTAGAACAAGTTGTTAGTGGTGCGATAGATATCAATGATAAGACAAATGGACAGGCTTCTATAGCTGCAAAGGGCGGTCAAACTGCGATGAATTTAATACCTTCTCAGGGTTACAGATATTAAGGTGAACAATGCCAGACAGAACAGAAGATTTAATTGCCGTAACCTATAAAGGGATACCGTTCTTTGTCAGGAGCGAAGAAAAGCAATCTGGAAGGAAAGTTGCGATACATGAATATCCGGGTTCTGATATTAGGTTTGTTGAGGATCTTGGAAAGATACCAGATATATTCACAGTCAACGGATTCGTACATGGTGAGAACTGGAAAAGCGAAGCACGAAGGCTTAGTCACACTTTAGACGAAGCTACTGAGGGTGTTCTTGAATTTGTGTTCGGAATAATAAAAGTAAAGGCTCAGACTTATAGGGAGGTTGTAAGCCAGACAGAAGTAGGGGTAGTTGACTTTTATATCACTTTTCTGCGAACAGTAAACAATCCAGCACCTGTAAAAGCAAAAAGCACAAAGCAGACAGTATCAAAGAATACTGAGGATCTTTTGCAAGCTGTTGAAGAATCATTTGCAGAACAATTTGTTGCACCGAGCGTTGTTAACACCATAAAGACAGCGGTGTATGAGGGTGTTGAGGCTGCTAATGGAATAGCTGAAGTAGCTGCGGATATTCAATCAGAAATTAGTAATATTGTAAGTCTGGCTGATACGATCACTTCTAATATTAATAGTTTGATACAGAATCCCTTTGCATACGCTGAAGAAATGTTCAATACCGGATTGATGGGCGATCTGTTTGATATATTGCCGATTGATGGAAGTGCAATAGAGGCGATGGTTAAGCTTACGAAATTTGGAAACAGCCTTGCAACTGATTTCTTTAGTATCAATAACAACCTGACAGTGCAGAGGGTTAGCGATTACGATATACCACTCTTTAACCAGACAACGTTTGATCGTATTCGTATGAATAACAACAGAAAAACGATGGTTAACAGTGTTAGAGTATCGGCGTTGGCGATGCTTTGTGAGCAAGCAGCACGTGCCGACTATCAGACCGACGATGATATCAATGATGTTAAGAACAAAATTAATACAGCCTATAATGCTATTGTGCTTACCGATGATGTTGATGCAAATCTCGGAAGTTCGCTTGATAAAGTAAGATTAAGCGCTCTGGACGTTTTAGATCAGAAGTTGCAACTCACACCAAATCTGGTTGAATTTGATATTAAAGGACAGACTACAAACGTGTTGCTGGCGTATGATCTTTATGAAGAACAATTCTTTAATGAAGACGATCTTGTTGCCAGAGCCACGGTATTAAGCGATCTCAATGGATTATTACCTACGAAATTAAGAGGTAATGTTTTGGTTCTTGAGGAAAATGTATAATGGCTATCACCAAAAAAGGCAGAGAACTGTATACTTCTGATAGATCAGTTATCACTATTTCTAATGTGAATTATACTGATTTCAAAAGCTTTAAGGTTAGCCGAAGTGTCGATGATGTTTGCGGATCTTTTAGTATTGAGATAAGCAGACCTTTTGACAATCCGTTCAAGACAGGAGTTGTGATTGATATTGTTCTTGACGATATAGTATTAATGCGTGGAAAGATTTATAATGTAAAGCTTCGCGGAGATCATAAAACCGATAACATCATACTATCTGGACGTGATATAACAGGCGATCTTATCGATAGCACTGTACCTGATAATGCGAAAGTTTATACGTCCGGAGTTAATATAGAAGATATTGCCAGTAGAGTCATAACGGCTTTAGGTCTTAGTGGTATTGGTATCTTTAATGCAACAGGTTCGGCAATAGAACCTTTTGCCGAAGATGAAATAGTAAGTTGTGAGACTGAGAAAAGAGCAGTAGAATTCTTACAGGATTATTGCAGGAAAAGGCAGTTGTTTTTAAACACCGACGAAACTGGCAGTCTTATCTTCTTTAGGGCTACCGGGGAGGATCGGGGCAATAGAATTATCAATCTGCAAAAAGATAACAATAACAATGTTATAAGTTGGGACTTAAACAATGATATCTCTGAAAGATTTGGAAAGTATATATGTAAGGTTCAGAGCGATAGAGACTATGAAACCGATGTTGATATTACAGGTGAGGCGTTTGATACGGAAATTTCGGAATCACGTCAGCTTGAATTTATACTAGAAGAAGCGGGAACTCAGCAAGAGTGTACTAACAGGGCTATTGAAGAATCTAATATTCGCCGGGCAAGAGCTTTTGAATATACAGTTACGGTTAGAGGGTTTGAAGATAAAACTCTTTGGACTGTAAATCAGCTTGTGGATGTTGATGATTTCTTTAACGATGTGAAGGGGACGTTCTTTTTGAAATCGGTAGAATATAAGCTTAATCTCGAAACAGGCAGAACCACAAAATTAGTGTTGACAAATAAAGATGCGTATACGCTTCAGGCTGCTAAGAGTGCTAGGGAAAGCAAAACGTCTGTAGCTGCTGGAATTTGGAGTAGTTGATGAAATGGAAAAACTTAATTAAGTTTGTAAGAGCTAAAGTATCACGCGATGCAGGTGATTTTCAAGAGGTTGATTGCAGATTCAGAGACAAGAATCAGACCTTGAAATCGCTGAACCCGTACGGTGTAAGCAGTATGCCGCCGAAGAATAGTTTAGGGATAGCCCTTAGTATCAATGGCTATGAAGATACGGCTTATGTTATTGTCGATAATCCTAAGAAAAGGTTTAAAGGTCTTAAAGAGGGTGAGATAAAGATCGGTAATTTTCTAACAGGTGCTTCGGTTCATTTCAAAGCAGATGGAAGTATCGAGTTAGAACCGGCAGCAGGGCAGAAAGTAAAGATCATCGGTGAGCTAGAGGTTTCAGGGAAAGTTACGACTTTGGCAGATTTTGTTTCGCCAAGTGTGTCAAGCTATGAAGCTCATGTTCATACTGATGTTACTTCAGGCAGTAGTAATACGGGAGGTCCGGCTTAATGGCAAACGATCTATTAATAAAACAGACCAGCAACGGCTATCTTGACCTTGTAGTTGGCGAACATGACTTTGAAAGTGTTGACGGCCTTGAGACAACTGTTGCCATGCTATTATTTACGGATGCAAGAGCTTCTAATACGGAAGTTCAAGATCCGGCAAAACGTAGAGGTTGGGTTGGGAATATATTCAGAGAAACGGATTTAGGGAGTCTGATTTGGCTCATAAGTCAGGTTCGCAATACACAAGAGATTCGTAATAAATTAAAAAGTTATGCAGAAAACGCGCTGCAAACGCTTATCGATAATGGATTTGCTTCAAATATTGAGGTAGTTGTTGTCAAGGACGGGAGTAGAGGGGCAAAAATGTCGATAGATATACAGGTTAATAATGCGGATACTCAGAAATTTAATTTCTGGTTAGATACTGATTTAGGGAATTTGGTAAATGTCGATCAATCTTAATTCAATAGAACAGATCAGAGGAATTGGTGAAAGCCAATTGAAAACGGATATTCCTGAACTTGATCCGAGTTTGCCGGGCTTTGCAAACACTATTCTTGCAGGGACAGCAGTTCAGGTGTTCACAGAGCAAAAGAATATCCAAGAACTTGAAAAAGACTTCTTTCCACAGACATCGAGTGGTGAATTCCTAGACTTTTGGGCTACGATTAACAATTTGACACGCATATCGGGCGCTAACGGGGTAGGGAATGTATCTGTGACAGGGACTTTGGCAGTTGTAGTACCTTTAGGCACGTTGTTTATTGCTTCAGGCGGTCTTGTTTATAAAAGCACGTCAGCGGCTACGGTGTCAAACTTCTCAGGGGCGGTAACGCTTACATTTAGTTCGGGGACAGTAACAGCAACAGTTATAGGGCATACGCTTGTAGATAATCTTAATGTGACTATATCCGGGGCTGCGGATAGCGATTATAACGGGACGTTCTCGATAAATGTTCTTGATAAAGATACCTTTACCTATACGATCTCAGGTTCGCCAGCATCGCCGGACTCAGGAAACTACAGCGCTGATTATGCAAATGTACCTTTGGAAAGCGTCGAGATCGGTTCTGATAAGAATTTAGCGGCGGGTGCTACGTTGACTCTGCAAACAGAGATTACAAATCTTTCACTGTTTGGGCTTATCAATGGTACAGGGTTTTCGGGTGGTTCTGATATCGAAGATGATGAAAGCTTACGTGAGAGGGTATTACTTGCAATGTCAGCAGATCGCGGAGTTTATACAAATGCTCAGATCAGACTTGCAGGGTTGACGGTTCTGGAAGCTACAAGGATATTTGTTCAAAATCCAAGCGTTGATTTTACAACCGATGGTACGGCGGTTTCTGGTAGAGTACCGGATGGCTTCTCAGAAGCGGGTGGAACTGCAACTATAGATATGACAACGAACGGGACTGACAATATATATGTTGATTCGGTAATACAAGTAGCCGGTGTTACCCCTGCTGGCTATAACGGAGAGTGGACAGTATTGACGGTAACGGCTACGGCGATCACCTTTACAGTTGGTGCTACTTTGGCGAATTCGAGCGTACACGGTACTATCGACCTTAATCCGCTTCTCAATAT